GGCCCCCACAAGGAAGGCCCCTCCAGAGATGCCGATCTCCCCTCTCTACGCACTGCGTATGGAGAGAGGTGCTTCACTGTCATATGGAGGACACGGTGCCGTACTACGAGGAAGTCTTCATCAATAGCTCGACTCGCAGCAGTTCAACTTCTGCGTCGTCTGGCTATTCTGAATTTCCTGTAGCTCTGGACACATCTGTCGTGAGCGGGTATCGTTCCCCCCTCACGAAAAGTCTGTAGCCTTTACACAGCTATCAGACCAGCAGATGGATCCATATGCCTACTTTCTGAAGCGAACTTCAGAAAGGAAGTACCGCGAGGCTTTGAAAGCTCGTGGTCTTCAGCCTGAAGGGAAGCCTGACAAAGGACATCCCTTCAAGGTAAAGAGGCATACTCTCAAAGGCAAGCTGCACAGTTTCACACTGAACAACTTCAGCGGGAGTACGTTTCGGGAGCGTTATCAAGACGCTATCGTATACGTACACCCAACGTCGGCGTACAGGTTGAATCATGTGCATGAGGGAGACATCCTGAACTACGCTCCATACAAGGAGTCTGGTCTGGATGCTTTCGCTCAGCAAGCCTTTGCGAGGACGGCACCGACTGCGGCGATATTCAATGCCGGTGAATTCCTCGGGGAACTCCTCGAGGGACTGCCCCATATAGCCGTTGATTCTGTGAAGAATACAGCGGATTTTATGCGGACAGCCGGCAGTGGATACTTGAATGTAGAGTTTGGATGGAAACCATTCATCTCTAACCTTCAAGACGCTGGACGTGCTCTTTTTCACACGACCAGTATGCTTTCCAAACAGGGAAAGCGCGTTCATCGCAGGTTTGAGCAGCCCCCAACGACCTTCTCTGATAGTGTTACCTTCGCAGGTAGCTTATCCTATCAGGCTGGCAATTGGGGTTTCGTCCCCCGAGGGTCCCAGGGACCCTGGGGCTTGTATGGCGTACGTGGCTCGTCTTTCGGGACGGCCACCTGCGACTATATCAAGACTCGGACGACGACCAGATGGTTTGAGGGCGAGTTTACCTCGTACCTACCTCTGACGTTCAATCCTAAGTCCTATCTTGACCGCCTCGCGGCCTTGATGGACTTTCGGATTACGCCAGCGACCCTCTGGGAGCTTGCTCCTTGGTCCTGGCTTGTCGACTGGCAACTCCACATCGGAGATTCCATTGCAGCAGCACAGCTCGCTGCAGACGACAAGCTCATCTTGCACTATGGTTACGCCATGGAGGATGTGGTTTATGAAACCATTAACTCCTGGCGGCTCCTGTCAGCTCCGACTGCTAACGTCTCGTCGCCTGACTTCCCGCGAAGCGGTCAAGTCAGCTCGACAACAACGTATCGCAATCGACTGCGTGCAAACCCATATGGCTTCAGGCTAGGAGGCACGGGTGCCCTCACGGGTAACCAGCTGAATATCCTGGGCGCGCTTGGCCTCACAAAGGCCAGGTGAAGTCTTGAACGTCCGTAGACTCAAAACTCTGACGCGTTCCATCCATTCATTCCAATCACACCGGAGGGCTTACCATGCTCGCTGATCCTCAGTCCATCACAGTTGGCGCTGCCACTATCCCGATCCCTCGAACGGGACTGGATAAGAACAGCGCCGACTACCAGTCTGCCGACGGCACCACGCGCATGCGCGTGTCGCAGTCGACGACGGGAACTGCACGTCGAACCGCCATCTCACTGCAGACTTCCAAGATTGCCGCCGACCCTGTGTCGGCTGTTCAGTCTCGGAAGACCCAGCAGGTGACGATCTCGTTCTCGGGCCCCCTTGATGGTTTCACCATCACGGAGCTCAAGGACCAGCTGAAGGGCCTCTCGGACCTTCTGTCGGCGTCCAGCTACGCAAAGCTCGTCCAGATTCTTGGAGGTGAAAAGTGACCGAAGCGGGGAGTCTCCTCCTCATCTTCGGTACCCTCTTCATCTCCATTCTGGTGAGCTTCTCGATTGCGGCCTTGACGGTCGCAGTCTCGCGTAGGACTACACAGTAGTCTTCCCCAGTAGAGTGATCTACTGAAAGATGGTTGGATCAGCTAGGTGTGCGTAAGCTGGACTCAAACCCTATGAAAGGGAGCGATGAAAAGCCTACTGACACTCCATCTCCTTGTCCTAGAAAACCTGGGACAGCTCTGCTCGATCGACATCTCTCGTGATGTGTCTAGCATCACGAAGAGATATGAAGAAGAAGGCGATGGGTATCTCACCATCGTCTTGCCACGGCTCGGTAAGGCCCTCGAAAGGGGTCTCGAGCTTGGAACGTGGCCGGCGCAGGATGTACACCAAACATGGGTGCATCATCGAGGGCTCCCCGCTTTGTTGCGAGGTTTCCTCCGCCGTATCTTCGACGAGCACGGTTCTCTGCTGGCAGAACCAGATGCTGAATGCATCTGGGCCGTGAGGCAGTTTTGCTACCTCACGCACAAAATTGAACGTGCTTGTTCTCCCGAGAGGGAAGCGCAAGCATTCGAACAATTTGTGGCCACGGACCGCAGTCTGTTGGGCCTTCCCGGTCGTCTCGACCGTGAAAGGTTGGAAACTTTCAAGAAGATTTCCAACAGACTATTCGGTTCCATCTTCCAGAAGGCTGATCTCGCGATCGCCAACTGGGATCTGGTTCCGAAGCATGGGCCTGGAGCCACCGCTGAACGAGCTTCACAACTCGAAAAGCGGGACTACGCCTACTGGACTGAACGGCTAGACACCGTCTTTCCATACTGGCGCTATACCAGGAACCTCCCTTACCAGGAGGCACCCATGGCGGTTCCCATGTCCGACGAACTACCCGTGAGGGTAGTGTCGGTGCCCAAGACCCAATCCACTCCAAGAATCATCGCTATTGAGCCCTCGAGCATGCAGTATGCTCAACAGGGACTCAAACGCGTGTTCTATGAGGAGATTGGGCGAGGACCTCTGAGTAGGGTCCTCGGGTTCCGTGATCAGGAACGAAACCGTGACATGGCTTTGGATGCCAGTGCGTTCAGAACGCACGGTACCCTTGACCTGTCTGAGGCTTCGGACCGAGTTCACTGGTTCCTCGTGAAAGCGATGTTCGAGCGTTACCCCCATTTGTGGGAGTTTGCTTGGGCTACGCGTTCACACAGGGCAGACGTACCTCTGGAGGGGGTCATCCCTCTTCAGAAGTTCGCTTCCATGGGATCTGCTCTCACATTCCCCATCGAGGCAATGGTGTTTACCACCCTTGTCGTCGCTGGGGTCGAGCAGGCCAAGAACCGACGCTTCCAGCCCCGGGATCTCCCCGGGGTCGTCAGCGTCTATGGGGACGATCTAATCGTTCCCATCGATGCGATCGATCACGTCATCGATTGGCTCGAGCACTTCGGCGCGAAGGTCAATCGAAGCAAGTCCTTTTGGAATGGAAAATTCCGGGAATCTTGCGGAGCGGAGTACTACGACGGCCACGATGTGTCCGTCGTCAGGCTCCGCTCTGAGCTGCCAAGCTCACGTGATGATGCAGCTGAAATTGCAGCATTGGTCGACTTCCGTAACCGGGCCCTCGGGATCGGTCTCTGGAATGTCGTAACGGCGATTGATGAAGAGTTGGAATCCTTCATCCGGTTGCCCTATTCCAATGTGACTTCAACAGCGCGCCATGCTTTCCTGCATCGCGCAACCTTCCTCCCTGTGCGTCCAGAAAAGGAATCCAAATGGAATCCCGATCTGCAACGCTTAGAGAGGCGTGTTCCTGTCCTCGTCGGACGGGCGGCTAAATACCGTCCAGATGGTGAGGCAGGGCTGCTGGAGTGGTTCCATGACGTCCTTCGCCGGGACGATCTTGTGGATCGCTACGACAGTCAAGAACGTGCTACGTCGTTCAGCATACAACGTAGAGGAACGTGCGCCTTCTCCTAGAGAAAGCACGTGGGTGATTGAAAACCACCCGGGGGGAACCTAGTCTAACAGGCTAGGTTCTGGGGGAATGCG